TGACCATCTAGTCCGTTTTTATTAAAATTTTCTAGCTTTCTGGATTGCGTATTGCTACGTAATTCAATGTGATTTTCAATATATATATTACTTCGCATTTGATTTAAAAACTTAGAAATAACCGATAATGTTTCTGCCCAATTATCAACTAGATTTGTGTCAAGTCTTAACTTGCTATCTGTCTTTTGCGGCCTTATATCTCGCTGCTGCACGACTGTAATTAAATAACTAGCAATTATCGCATCTGGCAAAGTTTCGCTTTCTAAATAGTCTATATTGACTATACAATAGATATTTTCTTTGTTGTTATCAATATGCTTGCTTTCAACTAAAGTAATGGTATTTACCAAATCGTTGTCGCCAAACATATTGACTAAAAATTGCGTTAATAAAAATAGTTCGTTCATAATTTAGTCTTCTTTTAAAACGTTTTTCTTAAACTCTTTTTCTAGCAATTCAAAATTAGTTGAAGGAAATTTTTTGTCAGATAACATACTCATAATTATTTTATTTTAAATTTTCAACCGTTCTTTTTCTCAATAAATATTCGCTCCAAAATAAAAAGTACTTTGTATCGTAAGTAAATATAACTTTTGGACTAACCGCCTCAAAGATAGCACAAAGATACACCATTTCGGTGTACCCGCCGTATGTCAGTGAAAAGTTTTCACGCTCCATACTTCCTTGCGATATTTCGCCTTCACTCGGGAACTTTGGCGGGTCGTAAATCCAAGGGAAGTTAGCTTTAACTTCATCGGCTTCTTGCAAATATAAAGCAACTGCGTAACGCTGGACGTAATTTGGAATCGTCAAAAACCAAAGTCGTGGCGTTACGGTCGCCTTTAAAAATGATTTGTCATCCTCATCTTTAATGAATGTTTCTAAGTCAATAAACCTTCCTACGTTTTTAAATGATACGTCAATTTTATAAAAGATTTTGATAATCAAAAATAACTTTAAGCTTTTCCAAGTTTGTTTCTGCATCTCCAAATAATTCTTTTAAAATTTCTCTTTTCTTAAGTTCCTTTTTGTCTAGCTTTCTGTATTCGGTTTTCAAATAAGGAAAAAATCTACGTAAATGTGTACGGGTTGTTTCTGTTTGTGTCATAATGGCATTGGTGTTTTTCTTTGTGTGTAAATAAAATAACCGCCTGCTTCGGTTATGTGGTCAAATCCTGTGGTTTTGTCTGGCTCTCCGTTTTTATAAGTTTGTCGTTCTAACGCTTCGGAATAAACGGGGCAGTTGTTAGTATTAACAAAAGATAATCGTTCGCCTTTTGCGTTCTTAAATGCGGCATTAACCGAATTAACTCGGTCTTTTACAAAAGGATTTTTAGATTGCTTTCTGATTGTAAAACCCGCTTCCCGCAATACCACAATATCACTTTTCCCGCTTGATTTTCGATTTTCGCCACTCGCATCTGGATAGATAACGATTGAGTGATTTAAATATTTAGATTTGATCAAAGCCACTATTTCAAAAGTATCATATGCATTTACAATTTCAGCAACTGCTGTTTTAATATTGCCGTCAATTACGTGGACCACAGCATTCATTTTGGTAATGTTAAAATCCATTCCGATATGTAGAACGTCGTTTGGTTGTATTTCTCGAATAGAATTATTTTCTACTCTGTCGAAGTGATGGTAAACGTTGCCGCTTGTTAGGTTCACAAATTCTCCATTTAGGTACGCTTCTAATTGTTGAGGCGTGTAAATATCTGAAAGCGTTTCAATATATTCTTCTGGAATAAAGGGGTTGTCTAAAGTTTTGGCCTTTATCATTTTACGGTTTGCCTTTTTTTTTGTAACGAAAAACTCATATGCCCACTTAAAACCCTCTGGAGTTCCAACTACATCGGTTTTGTTTTTGTCGCCGTTTGGTAGTTGACATCTGTTCCGTGCAATTATTTTTACAAATACATCAGTCATTGCATCTTTTGATAAAATATCCGTTTCATCTATCAAAGAATAACCAACCTCATAGCCTACAATGCGCTCTGGGTTCGACATTGAACGCAAAATTATTTTTCCGTACTTTGTATTGAAAAAGTGTTTTGACTGATTTAAAACATACGGTATGTTCATATTTGTAAGAAGTTCCGCAAATTTAGGTATTGCAACATCTTCTATTAGTCCGTATGTAGGAAGGTAGTAAGCGACTGGAATGCTTGGATATTTCAACTTCATTAAAGTAGTTTTTAAAACGCCCGCAAAAGATTTTCCCGATCCATAACCGCCAATTAATCCCGTGTGAGTTGCGTTACTTTCGACAAATGCTAACTGATGTTTTAAAATATCTACTCCTACTCTCATTTTTTAGAAATTACGTTAAAGTCAATTCCAGTTAATGCAACGCCGCCCGATGTAAAGTCAACGCTATCTCCGTATTTCTTAGGATTTAATTTAGAGGCGACCCATTTTCGAGCGTCAATTCTTATTCTTGAACGTGCGACAAATTCGGAATCCATAACCTCTTCGCCACTTTCTAGTACTTTCTTGTCTCCATAAGACGCGTCTGCTATTTGTATTATTTCGTCAAAGATTGCATCGCCTCTGACTTCGCACGCACACGCGTATTGTTTTGATTTTAATTCATTAGATTCCAACCAACGGTAAAATGTTTGAGTACTTGGCATGTCTTTGCTTTTTAAAATAGTTCGCAAAGCCTCCCCGTCCTCAATCCTTTGAATGATTAAACTAAAAATAGTTTCAATTTGCTCTTCGTTGTATGCCATAATGAAAGTTTTGTTGTTTAAGTTACAATAACCGTAATTATAGAAAGTTCTAAAATTGATTTTGTAAAGAAATATTCCTCAAAACCATTTATAATAGAAAAATAAGTTGATTGACCCTCGGTAATTTCTTTGATTAATTCCTTACATTTAGATACCTTTTCTTCGTCACATTCAGTATTGTTTGAATAATAAACTTTGTCTAAATATTGTAATTTTATTTGTATTTTCATAATTTAATCACACTTAACAATCCTTCTACTTACATAACCGGGCTCGTAAAATTCAAATAACAATTTACCGTTATCGGAGCAATCATCGCCGTAATAGTAAGTTTCCCCGTTAGGCACATCATTAACAGTTGTAATCGCATTACAATCACATTCCGTCTTTGATTCATCTGCTGTACAGCTACTCAAAGTAATTGCACAAATTAATAATAGTTTTTTCATAATTTAAGTTTTGAATTTAAGCAAATATAGTGAATTATTTTTTTACAGAGGTACATTGGTGTCCATCTGTGAATTAATAAATTTACTGTTGGCTTTTTAGTTAAGTGGTAGTTGTGATATTTTCATTTTCAATACTTTAAAAGTGTTAAAGTTTTAATTCCGTAATAAATAAAATCTAAATACTTTTGAATTTCTTTTCGACGTTCGGGAGTTGTGGATTGCTTTTCCTTTTCGAGCTGCTCAATAGTTGGCTTTTTTGGTTTCATAATTTGCTATCTTGTTTGTATTTTAAATCATATTGCATTTTTTTTGCAATAAGTTGATCTTTGGTAAATTTAAACTGTCTAGTATCGTTTGCAAGTTGCTCAATATCGTTTGCAAAATCTAGTCCGTACCGATTAATTAATCCAAGTCTATAATTTAACTCGTTGCCGTTTTGAAATCGGTTGCATTTTCTACATTGTGAATGGCAATTGTTTTCATTAAAAATTACACCTGAATAAATTTCTGCTTTTTTAAAATGCCCAGCATCCATTTCGTTGGTAACTTTTCCGCAACTTATGCACGGCTTTCCTAAATCCCTTAATCTAATCCACCTCTGAAACACAATCTTTGCTTCCGCTTCATATTGACCCAATGTTTTTAGTTTTTCCTTTAAAACGGCTTTATCGGCTTTCCATTTATCAGCATCTCTTTTTTCTTTAAGGTTTTTAGCGTGGATAATTGCACACTTATAATCACAAACGTTTTGCGCAAATTGTTTCGGATCAAATTTTACTTTGCAAATTTTACATGTTTTTTGTTTCATTATCCTTGTTGTTTACTGTGGGACATTTCACTTTTAAGAAAACTTATGTTTGTTCTAATTGCATCGCATATTTTATAGCCAGAATCCATAATTCTTCTAAGTTGGTACATTTGCGGGAAACATACATTAGCTTCATTTACGGCTCGAGAAACGGTAAATTTTTGTTTTACTAGGTCAAACACCATAACTTCATAATGATTGTGAACATCAGCTCGTACTGATTCCAAATAATAGAGTAAGCCTGTTATCTTTTGAATTAACATTGATAATTCCGCACCATCCTGTAAATTGCATTTGTAATACTGATTTACGTATCTATTTAAATTTTCTATTTCATTCATCTCTTTACCATTTTATTATAAATTGCAATTGCTTTTTCATTTTCATTTTCTGGCAATTTGTGAATGTGGTAAGTGTAACTATTGCCAAACTTATTGCATCGCTGCGCCTTTGTGGTTTCCAGATTTAATCCGTATTCTAAAACTAAATTTGATACTCTCGTTCTAAACCCTGCCATTACGGGGAAGTGAAACAAAGTAACGTGGCCTTGCAGAATCAAAGTTAATAAAACTTCTTGTAAATTGCTTTTAGGGAAGGGATAACCTTCAAATAAATCTTCTTTTTTCATAATTATAAATTTAAGTTGTTTTTATTTTACATCCAGTCGTTTGTGCTTTTTGGCAACCAATCGTTATCATCAACATAAAAAGTAATTGGTTCAAATGGTTGGTTTCTGGAATACTCGCATTTTACGATTGTATTATTTTCGTCCTTTTCTACAAATACAACGGTTTCCGCTTTTTTTAATATTGAAGATCCGATATGGCCAACTGGCTTTGAAGTGCCGAAATTTTTGTGAAGTATTCCCGTGCAATGCAGACTTCCCTTTGAAGTCCATTCTAATAGTTTCTGCGTTAATCCTGTCGCTTGTTCCAAGCTGTTAAAATCAGTAACCAAATCTACAAACCCGTCAATACTCATTAATCCTATTTTGTCTTTAAAATCACTCTCAAAAACAATCCAGTCAATAAAATCAAATCTTTCCTTGGGAGAATATTTCCGCAAACAAAAAGTTTTGTAAAGTTCATAGTTTCCCCCAATTAATTCTAAAACTCTTCTCTGAACTCTTTGAGTGTGAAAGTTACTTTGTTCAGTATCAAACGAAATAACAAATTTATCTTTTGTTTCGTGACCTTTTATTCCTGGATTAAATACCGACGCGGTCCCGCCAATGTAACCCGCTTCAATCATTGATTTAAAGAACGTCTTTCTGGATTTTGAAGCGCCAACTATGCAGGAAAAATCTCCGTAACTTCCAAATGGTATCGGGTAGTAATTTCCCTTGTATTGACTTTCGCCAATGCTAATTGCTATTGGTTGCTGTTTAATCTCTTCGCTTGGGTCAATTAGAGCTTCTTTGTAAATATCAGCAAAGTTTATTAACGGCTGCGCATTTATTGTTTTGTCTAGTTCATCAAAGTTTAGTTTTTCCATAATTTTTTATTTGTTAAAAACGCAAGTTTATGCGTATATCTACTAGTTACCTGCAAGGCTATGTTTTGTATTTATCAGAAAGTTTTTTCAAATGTTCTAGTTCATGTTGCTCAATTCTTTTTCTTTCTTCTTCTTGTCTTTCTTGTTGACGTTTTTCGTTTTCTTTTTCTTCTTCATAACAAGCAATTTTATATTCCTGTTCAGTTATTAAGCCAATTTTAACAAGTGTGTATTCTGTTTTATCCTTACCATATTGGTATAGATTCACTTCTTCTTTTCTATAACCGAAACCTTCTGTAATATCATTTACAACTAATACAGCAAAACTATTATCTGAGAATTTTAACCACAAATCTCCGCAATATGTCTTTGTATCAACTATTGTTCTTCCTCTTAAATCTTTAATTTTAGTTATATTTTTCATTTAGTTTTTAATTAAAATACCTGCTAAAAATCCGCCCAGCAGGTAACAGCGGTTTTATTCAATTGCAAGTTTAGTGGTTCAATCCCGTTAAAGTTTCGCATTACGTTTAGAGGTGGCAGAAAATATACAGTTCCGTAGTTCGCAACTAAAATAAAGCCACAGGACTTTACTTGTCAAAGTTTAGTTTTTCCATAATTAAAATAATTTAGGATTATTTAATATTTTATTTAATCGTTTGTTTCCCATTTCTACATACTTTTTTTCAATGTCAAAACCTATTGCGTTTCTACCCTCTTTAATTGCCATTGCAACCTCTGTACCGCTTCCTGAAAAAGGAACAAATACTAAATCGTTTAGACGACTACATGTTAAAATTAAAGCTCTTGTAAGTGTTTCAGGCTTGCACGTTTCGTGTACATAATTTACACCCGTTTTATTAGATTCATTGCTAAAATTTAAAATTTCCTGTAATTTAAAATTATTACAAAATTGGCGTCTTAAATATTCATATTCTTTTCTTAAATCGCTATAAGGTTTTTTAAAAAAATCAGTAGCTGCACTTAATAAGTTATAGGACCTTTCAGTTATAAAAATCCAATTCTTTTCGTTATTAATTATTTTGTTTCTTGTGTTTTGACTATATCCACAAATTAAATTTATCTCTTTTGTGCTTAAATTTGCTTTTTTCCTTTCCTCCATTAAATATTTTTGAAAATAATTTCTTATATATGTCGGCTCAAATCCTTCTTTGCAATCGTTATTTAATTCATACATTAAAATTCTTTCCGTGCAAGGTGCAAAACTTCTTAATGCTTTACATTCTTCCAAACCCATAAAAGAACCTTTATTCCACACTAAATTATTAATAATTTTTAAATGTTTATCAAATATTATTTGTGTATAAGCTATTTTTTTAGCGTGTCCGTACCATAACAAAGTACCATTATTAGCAAGTAATCGCTTGCACTCAATAGCCCATATTTCAACTTCTTTTAAATAATCTTCAAAAGAATTCCAAATAAAATCAAAATCTCCTTTAATTTCAAAATATGGTGGGTCTGCAATAATTAATTGCACCGATTTATCTGGTAAAGTATTATTTAAAAAATTGTCGTGATAAATTATGTTTTTTTTCATAAAATTAAAATATTTTATTTTATTAATTAATTTTTATTTACTGTAAATGTCTTTATAATTTTAGCTTATTAGCATCAATTATCATTTTAGTAACTAGCGTTTTTCTTTTTTCATTTAAATAATCTTTTATTGCTAATGCACTTCTTAAATAATCAGGCGAATTAAGTATTTGCAAACAAATTTCAATAGCGTGCAATTCGTAATTTTTTTCTTTTAGCAAATTTTCTAAATATTCAAAAAAAGCTTCTTGAGCTTCAAATTCAGCTTGTGCTGCGCAATTTTGTTCGTACTGATACTGCCCTTTATAGTCATTGTTTTGTTCTAGTGTCATTTTAATTTTTTTTTTTATTTGTAAAAGTCTATATTTTTAATTATTTCGTTTGCCGTGTTATAGAAAGATTTTTCAACATTTTCCAAACTCCAACTTTCTAAAAGTTTTTTTTCAAATTCCTTTTTATTTTCTGCCGTAATCGTTTTAGTTTTATTTTGCTCTAAATAATCATTTACAGCCCTTTGATTTAATTCTTGTTGCAAAAATGTAATATTGTACTCCAAAGTGTTTTTAAGGTCGTCTTTTAACGCTATTAAAGCCGTTTCAATACTTCCGTAATATCTTACATTTTGCGTAATTTGTAAAGATAAAAGTTTTGCGAATAGTTTGTTGTCGTTTACAAATTCCTTTTGATAGGCTTCTAGGCTTTCATTAATGGCTTTTAAGGCGTTTATATCTTCGGGATATACATTTGTTCGGTTGCGTTTAAAAACGTTGAATATACGCCTTAATGCGGTTTGTTCTTGCCAACTCATAATCTATCTTTATTTTGATATTGAACGTCTTTTGCTTTTAACTCTTTTCGTTTTTTAACCCAATTTACAAAATGTGATTTATAGTCTTTTAGTGAGTTTTTGGTTTCGCCTTGCTGGATTAAATGAATGTTGTAGTCTTTTAAAGCAAATTCGATTGTAACTAGTGTTAATACTTTTTGCATAAAAATTGCTTCCTTCCAAATATTATCTTCTAAGCATTGATTAGCAAAATCATCAGAGCGGTTTGTTGTTAATGGTTCTTTGTTTATTGGTTTATCTATACTACTATTGCTTTGTCCATTGCTTTGGCCTATGGTTTCTATTTGCTTTGCCCTATGGTTTATAATTGCTTTGTCCAATGCTTTGCCGTTTTTTGGCACATCATTGTTTAAGCTAATTATGTTTGATGAATATTGATTTTGTGATTTTTGGATCAATTCTATAAATCCAAATTCTACCAATTCATTAAAGTACCTAATATAAGTTTGATGCTTTTTTATTCCTAATGCATCCATAACCATTTGAGTAGGAAAACCAAATTTTGCCTTCCAACCTAATCGGTTACAATGTTCAATAGCAAAAAAATAAATTGCAGTATGATTTACTGAAATCTTTTCTGGATTTTCAAAACACCAATCAAAATAATTTCTTGAAAGTTCATAACTATTCATGATTCCTTTATTTTATTCCAACAAATTCCACAAAAATACTTAACAGCTTCGTGAGGATTGTTTATTTTTCCACAAGATTTTTCCATACTTAAAACAACTTCATTTAAACCTAATTTATCTATAAAATTCTTTATTGACAATTTAAACTTTTCGCTCAAACAATTTTCTGGAAAATAAATTGTAAAAGTATAATCTACTCTTTCAATTTCAGCATCGCATATTGTTTTTTGATTTTTTAAAAGCTTTTTATATTGATTGTATTGCATTTTAGCAACTTTCATTTTTTCAAACTTTATAATTAAAGTTTCTGGAATTGCTTCTAAGGAAACACAACCTTTGCCTCTATTACAGTCAAAACAAGCTGTTATTAAATTTTCAATAGAATTATCACCGCCTTTTGCAATTGGATGAATATGATCTATTTCTAAAGGTACTGTAGGAGGTTTTGCAGAACAATACTGACAAGTAAAATTATCTCGCTTAAAAACCTCAAATCTTTTTTTTACACTAATTGATTTTCTCATACTGTGGTAGTTTTATAAAATGACAAAAGCCTTAAAAAATGCTACCACACATTTAATAAGGCTTTGTCGATTAGTCAGGCGACTAAATATCTTATCGTAAGTGGTAGGTTACTGATGCAAATATAAGAAATACTTTTTACTTTTCGTGTATGTTTCCGATAATTTTGTCTAAAAAATTTAATTTGGAAAACGGTTTAATTTCAAAATACCAAGCAAAATGCAAATCATCCCAAACTACCTGTTTTGGAATGCCACCGTTGCAAGGCGCTATCAAATCCCCCTCGTAAATTTCCATCTCATTGATTGTTAGTTTGCCTGTAAATTGACCTACTGATTCTGGGATTACTTCGTATGTATTTATTTCATAAATAATAAAAGATTGAATTTCATCATCATAATAATGCCCATACACCCACCCTTTACCGTCAACTCTTAATCCTCTAAATTTTATCGTTCGCATCTTTTGTAAATTTTAGTAATTTTAAATAATTTTCTTCGCTAAAAACTTCATTTCGTGTTTTGCATTTTCGCTTTCTAAACGAACTGTAAGGCATTCCTATCACTTCTGATGCACGTTTACCTGACATTCCTAATGTAGCGGTCAGGTTCTTTATTTTATCGTTTGGGGTCATTTAATGAGGGTTTTAAGATTTCTATTCTATCATTTACATATTGTGAAAATGTTTTTTGAGTTTTTGTCTTTGCAAGAAACTCTAAATAATCATCTTCAACTGTTGAGCACCAACATTTAAAACCAATATTAAAAACATAAGCGGCTTCAGTTAATAAAAACAAAGTTTTTAAATCTTTAATGTCAATTTTTAAATTTAAATTTTTCATAATTTCTAGTTTTTAAGGGGCTTTTACACCCCGATTGTTTTTAATTATATTTTACATAGTAGCATAAATTATTTTTCTTTTGCTTTTTATAATCTCAGATTTTGTAATCGTACAAATATCATTTTCGTAAGGTTTTGACCAGTCCCATCTGTCTAGCTTTCCTTTTGAAACTCCTAAAAATCCTATTTTCCAAGAAGTAAATAATATTGTAAGATCCCCGTAATAGTAGTTATAAGCATTGCTTTTAAACTGTAAATTATAAATTTTTTCCATTATTTATAATCTTTAGATTCTACATTAAAACCGTTGTCAATTTTACTCAAACACTGTATTGCCTTTATTAGACTTTCTAATCTCATTTGTCTTTCTATTCGTGCGTCTGGGTATTTATTCAAATCCCATTCCGACAAACAAAGCTCTAGGTGTTTTTTTTGTTCTTCTAACATTCTAATTGCGTATTTCATAATTCTCTATTTTTAATTATTTCTTTAACTATACTTGAAAAGTTTTTTCTTGATAGATTAACTCCTTTTTTATGTTTTATTAAAAAATTACTTCTTAATAAAGATTCATCGTAAGATAATATTACTCCAAAATTAACATCCATATTTCTATTGTAGATAGAGTCAAGCGATAATTGCCCGCTCATTGTTGGTAAAAAAACGAAAAAACAATTTTCTATTTTTGTATCTTTTGCAAAATCTGCGTATATGTGATTCATAATTTTAAAATTTTACAATTTGCTGTGATAATCACTTCCTTAATTCTTTTACAAATCTAATCATTAATAATTGTAAAACAACTTTTAAAATGTTAAATTTTTAAAACAAAAAAAGCCAATCATTTCTGACTGGCTTCCTAACTTTAAAAACAAAAAAATTAAACTATGAAAAACCAAAGATAGTGAATTTTTACATTGTTTCGTCAAAATCTTTTCTAATTATTGTCTCTATTTTTTTGACCATGTCGTTAAAATACGTTGTTTTTTGAACCGTTGATGTATCAGAAATGGAGTTGATAAACTCTTCACAAAACTTTACCTGTTGCAGCATCTGCTTGGAAGACGGTTTTAATTGGTCGTAAATTTCTAATTCAATCATTTTGATACAAACCAATTGATGCATTAGTTGGTGTTTTTTCTTTGGATTCATAAGGCTTTCAATTTTAAAAATTCATCAAAGGTTACTGTTACCTTTGTTTTTGAAAAAACACGAACATAAAATTCGTTGTCACTTTCAAACTTTGTAAAATAGCATTCAATATCAGTTTTAACCAATGATCTCTGATTTTTCCAAATTGGCAATCCTTCTGCTAGTTCTTGAATTTCTTGAATTGTAAGATCTTTTACGTTTACCTGTGTGTTATTAATTGTATTCATAATTTTGTTTAATTTTGAGTTTATAACGATGAATTCGTCTATTATTTTAAATTTTATGTTTTTTAAATGATGTTTTTTACTAACAAAATCTTTGTGCTCTTTAAAACTATCGTACCCTTTAATCTGATTTTTCGTCTGTTTCATATTCCTTTAAATACAAATCAATTAATACTTTTGTGCTTTGCAAATCCGCTTCAAACTGCCCCTTTTTGCGGCATCGCATAATTCTTTTTATAAGGTCAAATTCATAACTATTTAGCTTTTGATCTTCGCAAAATTTGTAAAGCGAACCATTAGTGTTGTCGTAGTGTGCAGGGGTGTTTGTTACTAGCTTAAAGTCGTTTGCGTATGTGCCTATCCATTCCTCGTCGCCTCTTTTACAAGTCAAACATTCTTTATCGTTTGAAAAGTATTTTTTACCTAAAATAAAAGAGTCGCCCCAATATTTTTGATTAACGCACTCATACCATTTACCTTTTATAATTTTCATTTTTTTAAGTTTTTAAATTAACCCGCTAAATTAATAGCGGGTTTGATTAGTTTTAGAAAAGTAAATCGTCTGCCAAATCTGATTCCGCTTGTGATACTTGGTCTTTTCGTGGTGGTGCAACTATATTCCCATCCGTCCAAATTACTTGACCATTTGCCACGTATGTACGTTTTTCTTTTGCATCACGTTGCTCTTTTGTTTGGCTCAAATACATTGATACATTTTGCCCGTAATCGTTTGCCTCGTCTGAAATTGAGATTGTGTACTGCTTGTACTTTCCGTCTTTTCCTTTAATTCCTAAATTGATAAGTGAGCTCATAAGATTCTATTTATTGGTTAATTTTTCTTTTAATTCGTTTTTTAACGGTTCGGTTCTTTTTTGCTCGTAAGAGTTAAAAGCCTTCCAGGTTTTACCTAGTTCCGCCCAGTCTTTGCAGTTAAGCAAATCTTTTTCATTTTGCTTTTGTTCGTCTGTTAGCGGTTTTGGTGGTTCAACTGCCTTTTGCCCATCATCGTCTGCACTTCCAACCGAAACAAAACTTTGCAATCCGTAACGTCTAGCGTAGCTTATGCCGCTTCCTTGACTTTGTGCATCGTTTATCTTTGAAAATATAATCTCAGTCAAAGATTCTATTTGCTCGCCTGATTCATGCAAAAGGATAGTTTTAACGTAGTTTTTACCATCAAAAATAGTGGTCGGCTGCAAAACTACAATTCCGTTGTTGTTGAATGCAGGAAGTACAACTTCTAAAATACTGTTTAAGTCAGCATATTTATTTTTAAAAAATGGATTTAATGCGGTTTTTTTGGGCGTGACCATTTCCATTTGTGCTTTTACTAATGCTGTTGCTAAATTTTTCATTTTCTTTTGTTTTCTCGTAATTGATATTTTCTTTCTTCAAGGTCTTTGCTAGCTTGTTTTTTAAGTTTATAAAACTTTTCAAATGTAGCATCTCCCATATTTTCTTTCCAGTCGTGATTGTCGCTATCTATTCGCTTTGCCGACAAATGCCTTTCTCTTATTTCTTGCGGAATTTCTAAATATTCCGATTCTTGCATTTTCAAAAAAACTTCTCTATTTGATTCCATTTCTAATAATTTTTATTTAATTCGGATAATGGCTTGTCAAAGTTCGGGTCTAATATTATAACCTCTATTTCTTTTGCGGTTGCGTTTAGCAACTCGTTTAATCGCTTTAATTCCGCTTCTAAAGCTAAAATTCTTGCGGCCTGGTACTCTATTACTTCTATCATAAAGCGTTCATTTTATTTGTTAGTTCCGCAATCTGATCTTGCAAAACACTCTTTTCTGTTTTTGGCATTTCTGATATCTTTTGCATTGCTATTTTATAACCTTCCTTTTTTTGTTTTTTTGAAAATTCAGAATTACCTGTAAAAGATTTTTCGCTGAACCATCCTTCGTAAAATTTAAAACTATCAAATCCATTACCAATCCACAATTCGTGAATGCTACCTTTGATTGAAACTCCGCATACATGCTCATTTGTTTTGACTATCTCATAATTACCTTCCACAACTGCTGTAACTAAGTAATTTTTAAGAAATGCTACGCAATTAGTGTAATTTAGATTGATCCTCGGGATGTTGTCAATATGCTCTTC